AGGATTGCGTAGAACTCCCTTCGGAGTTCCTTCATATCCGGGGTGTCCTCTGATGGCTTGACGTAGTTCAGCATCAGCGGGAGCAGCGATGCTCGTACCGCCTGGCGTCCACGGTTCTGGTGCTGTGGGTCGGTTATCGAATCGAACGCCTTGAAGTTTTCGCTTGTCAGTCGGCCGGTGCCACGGTCTACTGCACGGACGTAGAGATCGTACACTCGGTCGTACAGGGTGTGCGGTTCCGACTGGAACTCGCGGATCGCCTTCTTGATCTTTTTGTCGATGGTGGTGTCTGGGATATCGCCGCGCTCACCTCGCGCCTGCTTGGCGACGCTACCCCACGTTCGTGGGCTGGTAGGTTCTACGGGGGTCGCCGCCGTTGCTATTTTTTCAGGGGTCTCAAGTGCCATCATAGATTCCCCGGAAATGGCCTCAGGAGCCACGGAGACGGGTGTTTCCCCTGGAGGTGGTACCGGAAGGCCACCCTCCCCTTCAGCGGGGCTTGTAGCGCCTTGGAGGGCGGCAATCTGCGCGATGGCCTCAGGGTCTACTCCAGTAAGTGCCCCGGCTGCCGGAGCGGAGGGGGCGACAGCAGCCGGGGTCTGATCGGGCGCGGGAGCAGCTGGTGCCTGGGGCTTCGAGGGCGCCTTCCCTTCGAGCTGAACGCTCGCGGAGCCTGGCTAGTATATCTTTCTGGTCCATCGTCCCCTTGCACCCTCTAAGAGGGTTTAGACTCTCTATTTATAACCTATAAGACCGAAATCTAAGAGGGTATATTTATTACCCTCTAAGTATATCCACCCTTGTCAAGCGTAGGGCACATTAAGGTTTCTTATTCTTAAGTTTCCTTATCAGAGGGGTGTGTCAGTGCCGGGGAGGCTGGGTAACCCCCCGCCGTACGGGGGTCACTATAAAGCCACGGGGAGACCCCCGTTGGCAAAATAGTGACTCCCTCGTAAATGATGCGTAGCCCTAGGCTATGTGACAGTACGAACGCAAGAGCCCCTATGTTTGCTGTGTTGTGGGGGAGCAAGTGACTCCCTCGTAAATGCGGGTTGATCCCGCAGGAAGGTAGGTGTTCCATGTTGGGACAGATTAGCAGGGCGCTCATTCAGGGAGAGCATAGCCACCCACTCGCAGTGGGGAATAAGCGTGAGGGGTCATACGACTCCATGCGCACTCGGTACAACCCAGAGACGGGTGAGCCGCAGTTGGTCTTCCAGATTGAGGAGCGCAAGGTAGATGGCAAGGTAGCCAACTACTGGACAGCCATCGTCACAGGTGACCTCATCGCCAAGGTCAAGGAACTCCAGTGGCAAGAGGTTGAGTTGGTAGCCAGTGAGGTTACCTACAACCGACAGACGGGCAAGGTCTATGTCTTCCCGTCAGAGGTAACCCCAGTCGCCAAGTAGGGAGGGAGGGGGAGGGGAGCAATCCCTTCCCCTAACCCCCAAGGGGGTATACTGCAGTACCTGACGAATGCGTTAGATCTGGATACGAACGCATTTGTTACTGGATGGTTGGCAATGACAAGGGGTGGGATGGGGATAGAGAGTGGAGGTTGGGTATTACCCCGTGCTCACGGGTGCTCCCTTCTGGGGGTGTCTGGACTCCCTCGTAAGCAGCATAGTAGATAAGGAGTAGACAATGGATTGCCAAGTGTGCGACTGTGCGGCATGTTACTACAATGACTGCTGTAATCACAGTATCACCCAGAACCTCAAGATTACAGACCTCGATGAAGAGGATAACTACCATGAGGACTATAAGAAGGTAGAAAAACTGAAGAAGCAGAGAAGGCAGGATAAGCAGTATAAGGAGGAACGGTAATGTTTGAGAGATGTCAGGTACTCACCAGTACTGGCAAGCTATGCCTCTATGAAGGGAGTAAGATCCTTAGGGGAAAGAGACTATGTCAGCATCATATGGCACTCCTATCTAGGGGTGAACAGATCAAGTGGGCGCCGAAGCGCCTGTTACAATGGGACTTGGACAACCGAATCAGACTGGCTGTCCAAGCCGAGTACATTGCTAGTCTGAACAGGGAGGCATTGTGACTAAGTACGCAGTTATCATAGAGGTTGATGGGCCTCCAACGCTAGCGGTATATCTAGGTTTTAATAACCTCAAGCAGCAGATGGGTATTGACATGGCTGAGGTAGCCTGCCGACCTATCATTGACGGGCTCAAGACAGTTATGCTAGTAGATGAGGATGGCCGGCTCAAAACAGACTCATCTTACAATGCCATGGCATCGTCTGTTACAGCCCATGCTAAATGGGATAACAGTATTGTAGGCCCAGCCGCTATCATTGGTGAAGACGAAGAAGATCTCACAGGTCTAAGCCTAGATCAGGCACAAAAAGTAATAGCATTCTTGGAGGGTATATGAACGGAGAGTTGTTTGTAACACAGGCAGCATGGGATCTACTCAGCACATTTGCTGGAGTACTTCTCGCGTTTGTAACATATAGGATACTGGAGGATATATGGACGAGAAACTAGTAGACTCAGTACGCATGGGTTTACTGTTTGTATTGTTTATATTAGCAGCCCTGCTAAACGGGGCAACCTGCAACGACATAGATGTGAGGTGTTAGATGGGATACGATATTTATACAGTCAACTCAGACATGAAACAGTCTGAGAGGTTTGCTCGCAAGTACGGATACGCATATCTGTTCAAGTCCTTAGATGGTAGCAAGTTGACAATGGAACAACTGATGAACCGGACGGATGTGCCAGATAACTATAGGTTTGATGGAGATCCAAGGGTATATTTTAGGGCTAACATCTGGGGTATGGCTGATGTGCGCAGGTACTTCACAGAGCTCTTCAATGAGATGCCTGAGCATACTAGGAATGAACTGGCTGAGACATACTCTAAGTTCATAGAGTCTATTAGTTGGAATGAAGGACGGCATGTCGAGCCTAGTGAAATACTCAGAGTGTTACAGTCTATCCAGAATTTTGGTCAGGATATTGCGCAGACAGAGATGATTGAAGAGTTTATCGAGTACATGGAGATTGCCTCAACACTAGATGGGTTTGAAGTGTACTAATATATACAGTCTGGAGGGTGGGAGGCAACCCTCCAGACTTCCAACGCAACAAGGTATGCAGTACCTAGCGAATGCGCTACCGTGTGTGTTGGCTTTTGGTTGGGGGCATGAATGACTCCCTCGTATGTAATGGGAATAGGAGGAACCGTGAGTGACCAAGTAGAGTTCTCAATGGACGCATCCTTTGGAGATGAAGAGAATGCTAGACTGCATATGTCTGCATTTAGAACTATCATCGAGGCAAGTTGGTACATTATCAACAACCCAAGGGCAATGATGGAAGCATACCCAGATTACTTCAAGCCCATCATAGATGAACTTGTAGACAAGGGTGAAGATGCTGATTATGTATTGCAAGAGATGGGCGAAGCACTTGGCAGACTGTTTGCAATCAATCAAAGACTGGCATTCATGGTAGGTACTGAGTTAGCTGAGACTATCGGCGCAAGGCCATTAGATCAAGACCTAATGGCAGATCCAATCGTCAGGTTTAATGAGAAAGGAAAAACGCCTGAGGAAATGTACGAAGAAGCAGTTGCAATCATGCGCCAGAATCTAAACGACAACAGTAATGAAGGGAGGAACTAATGACAGATAGTAAATGTGATGGTATCAACCATCGAGCAGAAGTAGATGTTGTTACATTTATTGAGCAGCCAGATCAGATATTCCGAACGCTGATTATGGGTGATGTAGAAACAATCAAGTCTAAGGTACTTGAGATGGAAAGGGACAAAGCACCCAACACATCAGTGTATATAGACTATTGTTGTGAAGCATGTAAGGAGGTGTAAGATGGATCTAGAAGAACTTCGTGGCAAACTAGAGTCCGCTAAGGAAGAGATAGGTAATGCTTCTAACAGGGCTCAAGAGATTGCTAGGGAAGCAGGATGGATGGAGTCAGAAGCAGACAGTGCTTGGAGCGCAATCGATGACATACTAGATAATGTCACCGAATACCAATCCATTGACATGGATCAGCATAAAATGCTTATTCGGTTGAGTGGCAGGGTATCAAAGCTAAGCCATTATCTGTACCGTGCAATCATTGACAGCGCAAGTGGCACCCCTCTTAGCAATGAGGATGAGACACGCGCCAGAGATGCAATAAGCATTCTTGAAAGATTGTTCAAAGTCGATCCTATTGATGGGGATGGCAGCCCAAATAGAGAGTTTGTAGTCAAGTATGATTACAACGAATATGCTTGGATTATCAAGCAGAATAAGGAGGAGAACAATGGGTAAGCAGGCTAAGGTTCTAAAGTCAGGTGCTCCAAAGATCAAAGACTTGAAAGAGTTTGAGCAGGTTATTATTGTAGAGGGCAGCGACCTCGACCAGTTCCGCAATGTACTGTCTAATGCAGTGCCGGAGATCGGTCGTAAGTTGGCCAAGTCAGGTTATAACTACGGCAAGAATGAACTTATGGGTTCCCTTGCAGTAGCAACTAGCATTGACCTTGCACTCGAAGAGCAAGTTGATGTAAACAACTATCATAAGCGTCGTCATATTTTTGCAGAATATAATGGCTTCGAGAATGTTAGTTGGGCCTCAACCGATAAGTGTGGCAACAGCACAAACAGTGACTTCCAAGACTTGTATGAGTCTCCAAAGTATGAGATCATTGTGCGTGTAGTAGCACCACTCAAGGATAAGGAAGAACTTGCCAAGCGTGGCGTTAAGTAATAGATAGGCGGATGCAGGGGGTGGGCATATGCTCACCCCCACATGCGCATCGGGGAGTAGCTCAATGGTTAGAGCACTCGGCTTATATCCGAGCGGTTCATGGTTCGAGTCCATGCTCCCCGACCATAGAGATAGGAGGGTTTATGTGCGATAAGAAATACAACGGCTGGGCAAACTATGAAACATGGAATGCCATGTTGTGGATCAACAATGTAGACGGTGTGTATGACAATCTCAAGGATCAACTAGAGAATCAGATTGAACAGTTCGTAGACGAAGGCACATGGGATAAAGATGGATACCTACAGTATGCAGAACAGTTCATTGAAGATTGTTTTAGAGACACATTTATCTATCAAGGTGGCGACCCTAGAGAGTGGCATGAAGATCATTACGGCCCAGTTGGTGATGCAATAAGCTCATACATGGTCGAAGTAGACTGGCGTGAGATTGCGGAAGCAGTGTGGGTTGACAACGAGCAGGAATGGAGGTCAAACCGTGAGTGATTGGAGAGCGATAACTTCGCACACATTCGAAGACGGGTATGGATACGAGTTGTTTCATGACCCAGAGTATGATGCAGACTGGTACGAGCGTGGCTTCAAAATCTACGCTACAACTGGTGCAGGCAGATATATCCCGGTAGATGTTTCTATCAGCTCAGATACATCAGATGAAGAGAACCATGTACAGAATATGCTGGCAGATGCTAAGGCATACCTGCCATTGTACTTGTTTGCACACAGCGGTGTCAGGGTTAGCACCGAACCATTCAATGACCCATGGGACAGCGGTCAGTGTGGATTTGCGGTTCTTGAGAAAGACTCAGATGTTGATGGAGACCAAGCGCACCTAGAGAATGTATTGGAACTGATGGTGCGTGAGTTCGATCATCTACTGCGTGGCAATGTGGTAGGCTGGAAGATTACCTCGATAGTTGCACGGGCTACATAGGGTTTGACTTCAAGGAAATGGACCAGCTCGCAGATGAAGTAATCGAGAATATCAATAAGCATAGGGAGGCAGAACATGCTAGCAGAGCAACAGCAATCGGAAACGATTAGCATTGACTTCGATAAGTTCTTGAGGTATGTAGATCGCAGGTTCGTTGAGATCTGCGGTCTTAGTATCCATGATGTTGAAGACTTTGACTTCAACGATTACTATCCAGGTGAGTCAGCTACGCAATTGGAGTATGCTCAGGCTGTGAGAGACGCAGCCAGTGAATGCCTAAGCAATGCAGCCGCAGGAATGGGCATGACACTTGGGGTTGATACCAGCGGTATCAGTCTACCCAAGAATGCAAAGTGCGTTGAGTGCGGCAGAGTATTTGATCTGTACAACGAGACTGATGCAGAAGAGTGGGAGTTTGGCCACGACTGCGAGGTCTAATGATACGCCCTCATGTTGGATACCTTCCCCAACATGAGGGCATTCTTTTTGAAACAGGCTGCGCGTATCCGGCTTTTACCTGGCGAACGCGTTAGTTGATGAGCGTGCTCTCGTTCTTACCTGGCGAACGCGTTTTCTTTTTGGACGATGGGCGTGGGGGAGGAGCGGGTATTCGAATATCCTTGGCATGCTTATACCCCATCTCAGCAAGCCCTTCCCGGATAGCTGACCAGGCATCCTTCCATCCCTCGTCGTATCCGTCGTCGTATCCGTCTTGCAACATCTCGCTGATCTCTTCGTGCAAGTGAGAACATATCTCTGTTTCACACGAGCACCCGAGTACTATCTTCTTGACGGCCATACTACCCCCTAAAGCTAGCTGTGTTCTTGATGAACTCAAGGTCGCACACGCCGGTCGCACCGTTGCGATGCTTGGCAATCTTGCAGCTAACCACTTCGGTTGCAGCCAGGAAGTCAGGGTCAGACTTGCGCCACAGCATGAGCACAAGGTCTGCGTCCTGCTCGATTGCGCCGGAGTCCCGGAGATCTGACAGCCTAGGCTCGCCGCTCTCACGATACTCTGACATGCGACTCAGCTGAGACAGAGCGATGACAGGCACGTCCATCTCACGGGCCAGAGCCTTGAGGCCACGGCTGATGTCGGACACCTCGTTCACCCGGTTGGAGTCCCGGCTTGTCTTGTCTGCACTCATGAGCTGTAGGTAGTCGATGATGATCAGGTCCACGCCCTGGTCTGCGATGAGCTTCCTGCACTTGCTGCGCACCACCGATGGCGTAGCAGTTGGCGAATCGTCGACGTAGATACCCATCTTGGCAACACGCTGTGCAGCCTGGTCGAGCTCGACGAGCTGGACCATGTCAAGTCCACCGTGTCGTATCGCCTGGATTGGTATGCCGCTAGCTGCAGACAGTAGCCGTGCACCTACCTGCTCTGCACTCATCTCGATGGAGAAGATTGCCACCTTCCTGCCAACCGTAGCTGCGTTGTATGCCATCGTCGTGGCCAGCGCTGTCTTGCCTACGCTAGGACGAGCAGCAAGGATGACGAGGTCTGACTTCTGCCACCCTCCGGTTACTCCGTCAATCTGCGAGATGCCGCTCGGCACACCAATACGAACGCCGGAGGTAGCGATAGAGTTGATCCTGCCCTGAGTGATGCGCATCAGGTCGCTTGCGTCCGACCACCTAGCCCCACGGCGCCGGTTCCCCACCTGGAAGAGGATCCGCTCAGCCTCATCGAGCGCAACAGTTGCGTCGTCCTGGGATGTCTGGGCCACCTCGACGATGCGAGAGCCAGCCTTGGACAGGTTACGTAGCATCGCCATACGCTCGACGATCTCGAAGTAGCTTGCTGCGTTTACTGACGTAGGAGTAGAGTCAGTAAGCTCTGACAGGTAGACGAGCCCACCTATCTCGTCACGGTGTCCGTTACTGTCTAGCTGCTGAGAAACAGTGACCATGTCAACTGCTTGGTTGGAGACGTGAACCTGACGAATCGCATCTGCAACCAAAGAGTTGCGGCGGTCCCAGAACATCGAAGGGTCCAGCTCGATGTCGTTCAGTACGTCTTGGTCTATAAGTATCGACCCGAGCAGCGACCTCTCAGCTTCTGGGTTGCTAGGCATCGTCGTCATCTTCTTCATTGTCCTCCGCCTTCTCTCTCTCCCACTCGTAGCATGGCTTAATCTTACCACGCTCTATCCTGTTGCGGTACCGTCCGCAGTACGGGCACTCGCCCGCCTGGTCCCCGTCGTCAGGCCCCGTAGAGCGAACTGAGGATGTCAACGCTATCACTGTCCACCTCCAGCTTGGGTGCTTCACCGCACCTATATGTGAATATACTACCATGAATCTGCTCGCCTGTCTCGACGTTCTCAACGCACCCCCAGATGTCGCAGTCGATGCAGCCGAATGAAGATGCGCTCCTGTCGTCCCGGATGACAATGTAGTCGTGGCCCAACGTGTCGCAGATAGACATAGCCTTGAGCTCGAGCTTGCCGATGCCTGTCCTGGACCTAAAGTATTTCTCCCTATCTGCCATCTCTGTATCCCCACCAATCTATAGTCACGTTGATCCTGCCCTTAGATAGAGGAGCAAGCTTCTTGAACGCAGCTGGTGACAAGTCGATCAAGCCGAATCCGTTCTTGCATGCCCGGCAGAAGTCGCGAACCCATACCCTCACGCAGTCGTCAGTCTTCTTCCTGCACACGGTCACGACGTACGGAGTGTTCTTCCACCTCCACGTACCAACCGCTGCGTAGTAGACCTTCTCCCCGGAAAGGTAGGGAGAGCAGGTCCTCAGGTAACCATCGTGGCATCGACCTCCGTCCCCATACCACGTCGCATCGTCAGATCCAAGGAAGATTCCGATTGCAAAGAGCACTTCAATCATCGTTGTCCTCACTTGCCCTTCCGTTAAGTACTGCGTTCATCTTACAGATCTTGCACTTCCTGTAGTCCTTGTGCTCGTGCTTCGTCACAGGGTCTACCCTTGCGATGCCAAGCAGTGACTCGTACTCGATTCCGAACTGTCGGCAGTATTCCCTAAGGCCAAGGCCAAGCTTCTTGGCATCAGCCTTAAAGATATCAACTGCGCTTAGAGCGGACTTCTTGTTCACGCCACTTGTTCGCAAGGTCGAGGGCTATCTGCCTCGCTGAGTCCGGGCCTAGTAGCTCCGTCCCCTTCCCCACTAACTCCGCTTGATTGCTCTTGAAATTGTACACGATCTGGGCCGACCAGCCCGACTGACCGTATAGCATAATAAGTTTCGCTACCTTCTTGCCACCTATAGTTATAGGTAATACTTCCATCTCTGGCATCACGCTCCATACTCCCTCACTATCTCAGTAATGTCATCGTCCTCGCTCCGGGATACCTCTGACCACTTGTTCTGACCAAGCGCGATGAGTATCGCAGCGTAGTTCATCGTGTCGATAAGTGCATCGTGAACCTCGGGAGTATACCACTCGCCTTCGATTGTGACCCGACCGTTGTCGATTGATCCATTCATGGCATTGGCAATCCGGTTTACCTTATCCATTGCCATCCTGGAGAACACGCCGTGTGGCCCTAGGTTCTCTACGTTTGCAGGACCGTACGACTTCTGCCTGGTGACCAAGATCTCCCACGCCTCTTCATACAGCTCTGCGAAGTAGTTCCCGAATGTGTCCGGTACCCTTCTCACTTCTTTCCTCCTATCACGTAGATCAGCAGGCCGAGTCCGACAGCCACAGTAGGGCGATCAACACCGACGCAGAGCCCAGCTGCAAGAGCAGTAAGGAATCTACTAGTATTGTTGGATACAACCTTCTTCGTGGCCTCAACCACCCGTTGAGTCCGTGTGACTTCTGTTCTTTCATCAGGCGTTGTCGCCATTGGCGCCCTCCTTTGCTAGTGTGTCAGCAGCTCGAGCTGCGATTATGTGTGCGTCCGGAACCTCAAGCTCCTTTAGCCTGGTGTGCAAGAGCTCAAACACTTTGGCCCATGCCACAGCCAGGTCGAAGCTAGTCAGCTTTTTCTTCGGCCTTTGCATCGTCGCCTCCAATCAGCTCGAGGAAGTCGTGCTCCTCGATGATAA